TGGCACCGATTGTATACCGTTCCGATACGTACAGCACCGACAATTATGGTAGCCGATTCGACGAATCCTTGAACCCGGATCCGAATTCCGCTCCAGCTGTATATGGCTGGTGGGGATATTTCTCCTGGGGCTCTGGTTCGGGAGATCGTGTGATCGAGACGTTCGCCCAGAGGACGTACACTAAGACACATGAATCCCAGACAGTAACCTATCAGCTGCATGCTGATGCTTCGTTCGGCACATGGGACGGCGGTTTCGTAACGATTGGCGAGCGATATTTCACTTTCACCTATACGATTCCTGCGAAAACGTCGTACGCCATCACATATAACGAGAACGGCGGTTCCGGCGCGCCAAGTGCAGATGTCAAGTGGTATGGCGAGAGCAAGACTCTCAGTTCTACGGTTCCAACTCGACAGAATTACACATTCAAGAATTGGAACACGAAAGCCGACGGCACCGGCACATCATATGCCAAAGGCGCCACGTATACTGGCAACGCTGCGTTGACTCTTTATGCGCAGTGGACGTTGACGGCATGGGACGTAATATATAATGGCAACGGCTCTGGAGCGACGAACGTTCCAGCGAAGCAAACAAAAGTCGCCAACACGACGCTCAAGCTGACGACCGACACGCCATCTAGACCTGGCTACAATTTTCTCAATTGGAACACCAAGTCAGACGGCAAGGGTACAACTTACAGCCCAGGCGCAAACTATACGGGCAATGCTGCGCTGAATTTGTATGCCATATGGCAGCTCAAGACGTACACGGTTTCATATTCTGCCAACGGTGGCAGCGGTGCGCCTTCACCACAGACGAAGACCCATGGAACGAATTTGACGCTTTCTTCGACGAAACCGACGAAGACCGGATACAATTTCGTCAATTGGAAAGCCACCAATAATCAGACGTATTCTTCTGGCGGTACGTATAGCACCGATGCGTCCACGACAATGACCGCCCAATGGTCTGAAATCACATATGTAGTGACTTACAATGGCAATGCGTCCAATGTTACACAGTTGCCATCTAATCAGACGAAACGGTATACGACCAATCTTACTTTGACGACGTGGTCTTCTGGTAATGGCCCGAAGAGAACCGGATATACGTTCTCCTCGTGGAACACGAAGGCCGACGGTACAGGCGCTACGTATCAACCCGGCGCCACATATTCTACCAACGCTGCAGTTACGCTGTATGCGCAGTGGTCGATAAACACGTATACCGTGTCATATGATGGCAACGGTACCGGTTCGGCCGACGTGCCGAACTCGCAAACCAAGACGTATAACACGACGTTGACGCTAAGCTCGACAGTGCCGACCAGGGAACCGTACAAGTTTCTCGGATGGGCGACGAGTAGCAGTGGGGATGTGGCATATCAGCCCGGAACGTCTTATACGAGCAATTCCGCGGTGATCTTGTATGCCAAGTGGGAGAACCAGTATTCAGCTCCGGTGCTCACCAATGTCTTCTTGGATCGATGCTTGCAAGATGGCATGGTCGATGACGAGGGTCTTTATGCCAAGATAACCGGCACATGGTCTGTCGACACGAGATATTACACTGATCTCAAGGGCGGAACTGCTACGGTTTCTCTTCAAGGAAAGACGGGTACGCAAAGTCTTTCGAGTGCCAGCAGCGGTACTTTCTCCATAGTAGTCGGTCCATATTCGGAAAGCACGACCGGCACCGGCACCGTTTACTTCACGGATGGTCGAAACACTCAATCCAATTCCGTGACGGTGAAGATGGAGAAAGTCCAGTATCCGATAGACGTGATGTTTGATGAAACAAATTCGTCATATTCTGTCGGCATACTGTCTGTAGCGCCAGACAGCGGTCTGGAAGTCGGCGACGACATGTCCGTTGTTGGCCAGATTATGGCCCGAGGTGGGCTCGCGTTCAGCGGTTCTTCTTCGTTGCCACATCGTACAGACATGAGTGCAACTTTGTATCCGCTAATGCTAAATACATTTAGTGCTGGCGGAACAGCTGGGTACGTTACTAAATCTGAATTTCTTGAATGGCTTCCGGCGTTGCCGCTTGCTGGCGGGACGATGACTGGCATGATCATTCGAAAAAGTTCGAATTTAGATCTCACAGCTGCTGATAATGGGCTGGAATCATATTGGAACCCGGCTGCGTTCCTCATAAGGGATAAGAACGACAATTCTGCCGGATATTTGCAATGGTATGCTAGCAATGACGGGCGAGTATACACTGCTCTCGACGCCAGAAATATAAAATCTAACGGCGACACCGTAACAAATCAGCTCGTTTTGCGAGTTAACAAGGACGGTACGCGTGTTGTGGGTGTTTCGGAAGCAGCGCCTTGGCGTACGGCTCTGGGCCTAGGCACTATGGCCACACAGAACAGCGACAGTTATCTTCCCATATCTGGTGGAACATTGACCGGAGCTCTCAGCGGAACGACAGCTTCGTTTAGCGGCAACGGGGTATTCGGTAACAGGGTGACCCTAGGCAAGAACGTCGAAGCTGAGGAAAACGGCATAATTGTCAAAGGCGGTGGGTCAAGATCCGGATGGGTTTTGAAAGTCGTTTCCGCATCTGATGGAAATGGCGATGCTGTTATTCTCGGAGATGGCGGCCTCACTATAATAGGAGGCGGAGAAGCTGCTAGCAATCTATATACAGCGCTTCTTGCCGGGTCCGGCTCGGAAGGAACTTACACCGCTGGTTCCGAGCATCTTTTCCTTGCTGCCGACAACGATGTGCATTTCTCTCCTGGTTGTAATACGATTGGAAATCGCCACGATGTGAAATTGACATCCGGTGGTAATTGGCAAACTAGATACCGTGATGTCACGATAGCCCAGGGGACTACCAGTGGCACGTCCGAAACGCATGAGATGTGCTATTATGATCATGCCGGGACGTGGTTCGCGTCGTTCGTAACGCAGATGGATGCCAATCGACGGTCTCGCGCAGGCATTTCCTTACGTAATATGAATAACAGCGGAACCTGGGTCAGCAACGGGTTCAGCATGTACGTTACGAAAGACGGAACCCCTTCCGTTTCGTTTGATCAACCGGCCAAATGGCGTGCTGGTCTTTCTGCCAACGGTGTGAAAGTTGTCACGGCAACCGGTTCGTATACCAGCTCAAACAGCGGAACTCTCACCATGACCGCACCGTCTGGGTGGACCTGCATCGGCGTTGCCGGTATTTGCACGGTCGGAGACGTCGATCCTCCATATGTCACGGACATAACCCAGAGCGGCACAACTGTATCATTTACCTGGTGGCGATATTATGGCGTGAACTGTGCCGTACGCATAACCGGATTGTTTGTCAACAACACGTTGTAAGGAGGAGTTGTGCTAGCAACAATAAAGCAAGATCTCACGCAGATGGAATTGCAAGCGATGAATTCTATATTCAAGGCCATCACTGCAGATCTCAACATGGATGCCGACAATCTTCCGCAAAACGCCCAGAGTCTCATCGCAGAATTCGCGGTGCTCCCGTTGGACGAGCAGGAAGCTATTGCGGTGGACATTGATTCGCAGCTCGCGATCTACCAGGCCGTAGCTGCCGAGCATGATGACCAAATCGCGGAATACGTGGTAGAGAGTCTCCACGGCGCCGATATTTCCGACGCTTGGACGATGCTGCTCTCGGATGAGCAAGCCGCGAACGTGCCGCAGGTGTTCTCCGAATGGGCCGTCGGCAATTCATATTTGATGGGTATGCGCGTGCAATACAAGCACGGGTTGTACAAATGCATCCAGAACCATACTGCGCAGATTGGCTTCGAGCCGGATGTCGCGGTATCTCTCTGGAGTGTCATATTGCCGGGGCAAGATGGCGACGATTGGGCCGAGTGGGTTCAGCCAGAATCGACGAACCCCTACATGATCGGAGACAAGGTCACACATAACAACAAGCGATGGATCTCCACCATCGATTACAACGTGTTCGAACCCGGCGTCGCTGGTTGGGACGAATGGAACGAATGAGGGTGACTTTAAAGTGGACGCATTGCTTATGACAGCTTTTACCGGTATTTTGTCTAGTGTGATAGGTGCCCTCGTTGGCGCCATAGTCAGCAAGATAAAGACCATAAAGCAACAGACAGAGCAAGAGCGTGCGGAGGCTGAGGAGCTGCGTGATCTGGTGATACAGAACACGCTCCTCACCTGCCGTATGGCAATTTACGATGATCATTTCTCTACAGACGAGAAGATCGAGGCATACAAGATCTACCGGACTTACGGCGGAAACCACAAGACGAAGATCTACATGGACGAAGTCGTAGGTTTGGACATAGACGAGTACATAGAGAAGCATCCTGGCAAATGATGGAGGTGAGTTCGATGAAAGAATGGTGGGAAAGTCTGCCCGACAGCACACGTCGCGCCATCAAGACCCTTTGGGAAACGTTTCTTGGCACGTTCGTCATGGTCGTAGCCATGGGTCTCGTGAACGGATGGCCGGGTCTCGACGCGTTCGAGGCGCTCATATTCGCAGCTGGCTCCGCTGCAATCGCGGCGACGGCGGCCAAGGTCGTGAACTATCTCAATCATGAGAGGGGGATCGAGGATGGCGAAGCAAATGGAAAACATGAACGACTTTAAACCAGTTATCGTGGATCCGATAAGCGGGCTCCTTGTTCGTTATACGGACAACGGCCTCAAGCCAGGCGATCTCCCAGGTATCAGCCAAGATCCGAGAGCTCTCGAACTGGACGAGAACGGTCTTCCTGTCGGATGGGAGGCGCCTAATCATGAGCAGGGCTGATGATTTCATCGAGCAGGCGGCATTGTACATCGGGCATTACGGCGATTACAATTGCTTCAACCGCTGGTATTGGTGTATTGTAAACGGCTACGACGAGGATCCAGGCTGGGCTTGGTGCGCAGTCTTCCAATCCTACGTCGCAGACGATTTGGGGCTGGACTTCCGATATTCTGCCTCTTCTGCCGCATTCGGAACGCAATTCCCAAGAGTTTGGGAACCGCAGAGGGGCGATTTCGTCCTCTTCAACTGGGATGGACGAACCGACACGAGTTGGACGGATCACATCGGCGTGGTCGAATGGGCAGACAACGATAGCGGATATTTCGGCACGATCGAGGGCAACACCGGCTATGGCGATGTATCGCGTTGCACACGGTATCAGTATGCCGGATATTTCTGCGCGTTCTTCCGCCCCGATTGGGAAGGCGAGGAGCCTCATGACGAGCCCGTGCCGGAAGACGAGATACATTACATCGCATCATCTGATCCTGAAGGGATCGAATGGTACGATCTAATGGTAGGACATCACGATACTGGCGGAAGTGGTGACACGTTCGCCGGTGAGATGGGCAAGCCCATCCGTTGGTTCGCCGTGGAAGGAGTGGGACGTTACCGTGTCTCCACCACGGAATCGGGCTGGCTGCCGTGGGTCGACGAATTCGATATTTCGGATCTCGACTACGGTTGCGCTGGAGATGGCAGCGAGATAACAGCCATCGAGATCCCGAATGCCAACGTCGTGTACCAGGTTCATATTCTCGGCGGCAGATGGCTCGCCGACATGATAGGCAACTATGACACGGGTGGCAGCAGTGACAAGTTTGCTGGCGCATTCGTGCCTATAGATGCCGTGCGTATAAAGAAGAAGGTCTGATATGCAGATAGGCAGCAAGGGACTTCAAAAGGTAAACCTCATCATACCTCAATGGACCACGTTGACGTTCGACATCGTGCACAAGACCACCGGCGGAGAGGTGATCGACCATTCCAACTCGGATATTCACATGAAATTCGAATCGGAAGACGGCAGTCTCATACACGACATGAGCTCTTGCTGCCGGGCCGACGCCGAGAAGATCCGCGTTACCATACCTATGGCCGATACTGGGTCGTTGCCACTCGGCCAGATGAATTGGGACATCATAGTCGAGACGCCGTTGAACGAATCCGTCCGAGTCGTATACGGCAAGGTGGACATCGTCGATACGTACGCGTTGGATTAGAGGTGACATATGACTATCGAGATAAGGCACAGCGGGGAGACGGTCGTAGTCGTATCTCGTGACGAAGGTGTTGTAGAAGCCGTCTCCGGTCCGTCATATTCCGTGGACGTCGTGTCTGGGTTGCTCGTAATGGATACCGATCCATACGAGGGTGCGTACGAGGTAATCCCAGACGCTGACGGGCAGATATTGCCAACCAGGTCGAAGACCATGCTGGATGACGTGACGGTACATCCGATACCATATCAGGAAACATCCAACGAGGCGGGCGGGTTGACCGTCTCGATAGCTAGCTAGGAGGCATTATGCCAAACCAATACAAGAACAAGGTTGTGTACGATGGCAACGTGCTTATCGACCTTACCGCCGATACTGTAGACGCTTCGCATCTTCTGTCCGGGTATACTGCTCACGACAAGTCTGGTGCCACGATCACCGGTGCCTGCACGTACAATGCAGACACTACGGACGCTACTGCGTCCCAGTCGGAAATTCTCGCGACTAAGACTGCATACGTCAACGGTGTCAAGCTTACGGGTACCATGCCGAACAATGGTGCGAACAACGTCACTGTCACGAACAAGACCGGCACGACCATTCCTGCCGGATATTACGACGGTTCTGGCAAGGCGCAGATCGACTCGACGTCAGCTACGAATCTGATCGCCAGCAACATCCGCGACGGCGTCACCATTCTCGGCGTCGAGGGAAGCATGACCGGCGAAGACACGCTCACCGTGGGCGCAGCCTCTGCTACCCCTACATCATCGCAGCAGGTAATCACTGCCGCCTCGCTCAGCTACGACTATATCACACAGGTGACCGTGGCTGCCATTCCCTATGTGGAATCTGATAATAGCGCAGGAGGCGTGACCGTAACGATCGGATAACACCATGCCGAATCAATACAAGAACAAAGTAATCTACGATGGCGATATTCTGGTAGATCTCACCGGTGACACGGTCACCCCGGCAGTGCTTGCGCAAGGGTATACCGCGCATGATGCGTCGGGCGCGCCGATCACTGGCACGGCTGCAGAAGGTGGCCTCATAATCATACATGACGAGCCGGATATTCATGGCGGGACCATACGCCACATAACGGGCCAGGATTACAGCGTGCGGCAGGAAACGGATGCTAGCGGGGGGACGATCACACATCTCTCCGCCGGCACCGTCATATCCGGCGTGAAAACCATCACGACCAACGGCACGCATGACGTCGCGATGTACGCCGACGCCGAGGTGAACGTCCCAACCGGGACGGCCCGCACGAGCGCAGACCTTACCGCGTCTGGCGCAACCGTCACCGTGCCAGCTGGTTTGTATTCCACTGATGCGACCAAATCGGTTGCTTCTGGCAGTGCGACGACGCCCGCGACTTCCGTCACCGCAAATCCCTCGATAAGCGTTGGGAGCGATGGCCTCATCACCGCGACAACCTCGGCCACGAAATCGGTCACGCCGACAGTCGTGGCTGGCTACGTGAGTTCTGGCACCGCAGGCACCATCACGGTCAGCGGCTCCAACACCTCGCAGCTCTCCACGCAGGCGGGGACGACCATAACGCCCACCGAGAGCGAGCAGACCGCCGTGGCAAGCGGCAAGTACACCACGGGTGCTGTGAAGGTGGGGGCTATCTCATCAAGCTATGTTGGCAGCGGCATCACGCGCAGGTCGTCAACCGACCTCACGGCTTCTGGCGCCACCGTTAGCGTACCTGCTGGGTACTATTCGAGCACGGCAAGCAAATCCGTGGCAAGTGGCAGCGAAGGAACGCCCACGGCTACCAAAGGGACGGTGAGCAATCACCAGGTATCCGTTACCCCCAGCGTCACCAATACTGCTGGTTACATCAGCGGCTCGACGAAAACGGGTACGGCTGTCACCGTCACCGCATCCGAGCTTGCGAGCGGCAACAAGGAGATTACCGACAACGGCACGAACATCGACGTTGTGGGTTACTCCACGGTGAGCGTGGACGTGGCATCGAGCAATGTCTACACCGCGACCTTGGACGGCACGGGCGACCAGAACGGCTGCTACGTGCAGGTGAATGGGACTGGCACGAAGTATTACACGGACGGTGACGCAATTACCTACGAAGATGGGGACAACCTGCTCATAGCTTTCAGGTCTACGAGCGGGAGCGGCAAGAACACCCTCACAGTGAACGGGGTCGAAGCTGACAGCAACTACGGAATCACGGTGAAAACCTGCACGGTAACGAACCCGCGCTGCGATATGACTATCGAAATATCGTATGGTGCGCCAACGAACGTCAATCTCGTGCTGCCATCAACGTCAATCACGGCAAACGGGTTGAGCCAGGTGGGAGGATACGCATACGCGAACGTAAATGTTCCTGGCATGGGCGAGAGCGACTTGAGGGCCTATCTTACTCGCAATTCAGCAAGTTTCACGACAATCGACTGGCCTACCAGCACGACGCAAATAGGAAAATACGCTTTCGCGGATTGCACCTACTTCAACCCGCCCTCCTTGCCGAGCGGGTTGCAAACCATCGGTTATTATGCCTTCAACGGATGCACGAGACTTGCCCTCACGTCGCTTCCGAGCGCAGTGTATATTTTAGGCGGTTATGCTTTCCAAGATTGCAAGGCACTCGCCTTGACGAGCCTCCCGAGCGGCATAGAGTCTATCCCGACCTACTGTTTCAGCGGTTGCACCAACCTCGCCCTATCGTCGTTGCCAAATGGCCTGTTGACTATAAAATCATACGCTTTCAGGAGTTCAGGCGTGACAATATCATCGCTTCCGAGCGGGTTGACGCAAATAGAAGCAGGTGCATTTCAGGGTTGCACGGGAGTCACCATATCGACAGTACCGAGTGGTATTACGAAAATTGACATGAATGTGTTTTCAGGATGTACGGGCATTACGTCGTTCACGGTTCCGAGCAGCGTTACGAGCATCGGCCAGTCGTCTTTTTCTGGTTGCACGAGCCTTGCCTCCATCACATTGCCCGATACGATAACTTCGATTGGAGTGTGGGCTTTCCAGAACTGCACGAGTTTGACTAGCGTGAGCTGTGATGGGGAACTCACCAATCTTAGTGCGTCAAGTTTCCTCGGCGACTCGACGCACAGCATGACGTTGACCTCTGCCAGCTTCCCGAACCTCGTCATGACATCACAACTCTCCACGGTATTTGGCTCTGGAACGGCTGCTAACGCCTGTCAGCTATTGGAGTTCTGCGACATTGGCAAGGTGGCGGGAATCACCACGTATGCCTTCCAGAACTGCTGCTCGCTCACGAAGCTCGTGCTCCGCAAGACAGGAAGCGTGGCTTCGCTGGGAAATATAAACGCCTTCACGAACACGCCCATGAGCGGGTACAACAACCTCACTGGGACGGTGTACGTCCCATCGGCGCTCATCAGCAGCTACCAGACGGCGACGAACTGGAAAACGCTCTACGACGCTGGGACGGTGACGTTCACGGCAATCGAGGGAAGCCCCTACGAGCTGTAAGGAGGACGGCATGGTAATCCAGACGACCAGGACGCTCAACGGGATTGAATACGATTACACGTACTCAGACGCTGGGAGATACATCGTCCGAGATGGCATATCCTACGGAGAAGCATACGACCCGCTCAACTCGGGGCGGGTCTACACCGAAGGCGACCCCATCGAGCAAGACGAGCCCGGCGAAGCCGAGGAAATCCTGGATATTCTGTTGGGAGAGGAATCATGATAACACCTGAGCACGCGCGGGAGATACGCGCCGTCATGGAGGAGCGGGCCTCGACCCTCACGGACGAGGTCGCGCTCACCGTGCCCGAGATGTTCCCGAAGTGGACGGTGCGGGCGTACGAGATGGGCGAGCGCGTCAGGTACGACGATATTCTATACAAATGCGTTCAGGCGCATCCTGCAAACTCGGAGTGGACGCCCGATGTCGCGGTGTCCCTGTGGGCACGCGTCTTGAACGACGAGATACGCGACTGGGTCCAGCCCGAGTCCACCAACCCCTACATGAAGGGGGACAAGGTGAGGCACAACGGCTATATTTGGGAATCGGACATAGACTACAACGTCTACGAACCCGGGGTCGCGGGATGGCACGTAGTGGAGGGATGACATGGCGATATCTAAGATTACCATCAATGGCACGACCAACATGGACGTGACCTCCACCACTGCCACGGCCGACAAGATACTGACCGGCTACGGCTGCGTCGGTGCCGATGGCGTGTGGGTGGACGGTTCGTATGTCGCGCCTACGCCCAAGACGGCATCGGACGTGACCGTGAGCGGGGCAACAGTCACCGTTCCCGCGGGCGCATATTCCTCGCAGGTGCAGAAGAGCGTGGCAACCGGCTCGGCCGGGACGCCCACCGCTTCCAAAGGAACGGTATCGAATCATGCCATATCCGTCACACCATCCGTCACCAACACGACTGGCTACATAACCGGAGGCACGAAGACCGGCACCGCGGTGAGCGTGAGCGCATCGGAGTTGGTGTCCGGTACGTACACGGTGGACTCGTCTGGCACGAAGGACGTCACGAACTACGCATCGGCATCCGTCTCGGCAGGCACAGCCGGCACCCCGTCTGCAAGCAAGGGAACGGTCAGCAACCATTCCGTGAGCGTCACGCCATCCGTCACGAACACGACGGGATGGATTACGGGCTCGACCAAGACGGGAACCGCCGTCACGGTATCTGCATCCGAGCTGGTGTCTGGAAGCGAGACGAAGACTGCGAACGGCACATACGACGTGACAAATCTCGCCGAGCTTGTCGTGAACATCCCCGCTAGCACGTCCATGAATGTCCAGACTGCGCAATCGACCACGCGCTCCACGTCCACGAGTGGCACGAACGTCATCAGTCTGACGTGCTCGAAGGCTGGCACGTACACGGTGAGATGGTCTACCTTCCGCTCGTCCACCAGCGGCACGTGGGGGAGTCGTCTATACATAGGCGGCACGGCCTACGAGACGATGAACACGTCCGGGTGGAGCTACCACATCCAGAACAGGGAAGTGACGGGCGTGTCCATCTCGGCGAACCAGGCGGTCGCGGTGTACGTGCAGTCGCGTGGCTCGAACTACTACGGCTACGTCGGAACGTTGACGATCATACAGACGGCTTAACTTTGGAGACATATTTCGTCAAGGAGAATCAAATGAGAATAATCAAGCATCTGTCCGAACAGATAGCGGACGAGATCGACGGCATGATGGAATACGCCAAGGACGCACTGGAATGGAAGTACTCCGATCCCGAGTTGGCCAAGACGTATTACGAGCTTGCCAAGACGGAGTACGGCCATGTCGAGAAGCTTCACGCACTCGTCGTGAAGAAAGTCGAAGATGCGCGCACCCTTAGCATCAAGCCAACCGAGCAGATGCTTGCAAAATGGGACGAGCTCCACAAGGAGATGATCGCCAAGACCGCAGAGGCCAAGACGTATCTCGACATGTGGAAGTAGGTATATTCAACCAAGGAGAGGAGCAGAGATGTATCCCAATTGGGTTTACAACAACCCCAATGTAACGGGCGTTGCACCATATCAAATGCCATATTCTGTGCCTGCCATCAATTGGTCCAGGACGAACCAGTCCAACCTTTTGAAAGTGACGGGGCCGGAAAGCGCCAAGTCATATCCTATCGGCGCTAATTCGTCGGTGGTGCTGTTCGATGCGAACGACGCCGTGTTCTACCTAAAGACTACGGACGACAGTGGCTTCGCGTCGCTGAGAACGTTCGATTTCGTGGAGCGCACGGAGCCGATCGACGTCAAACCGGTGGATCCTGGTTACGCAACCAAGGACGACCTCGACGGCATACGGAAACAGCTTTCGGATATTTCGGAAGCGCTCAAGGGGTTGGTGTGAGATGCCTAACCCTCTGTTCCAGAACGAGCCGAAGCCCGGCAGCAACGGGATATTCGCGCTCATCAACAACCTGCGAGGTGGCAACCCGCAGGCCATCTACGACAAGATGTACAAGGACAATCCACAGTTCAGGGATTTCGCGAATGCGATGCGTGGAAAGACACCCGAACAGGCGTTCGGGGAATACGGCTTCGACTTCTCGCAGTTCCGTGGGATGATGGGGCGCTAACGTATACTTCAGGTGCGTGCGACCTGCAAGTCATATTTTCACAGTCAAACTTAGACACGGGAGGTAATTATGGAAGGTGTATCTTTGAGCGATATCGCGGCGCTGAACCGCGACGGCGACGGCTGGGGTGGCGGCTGCTGGTGGGTCATAGTGCTCTTCGCTCTCATCTTCGGCTGGGGCAACAATGGCTGGGGTAACAACGGTTTCGCAAACGCCATTGGTTACGAGAACCTTGCCACTTCCAACGAAGTGCAGCGTGGGTTCGACAACCAGAACAACCTGGCGAACGAGAGGGAGATCCTCTCTGCCGTGAATGCGGGCACGGCTCAATCGGTCGCTGCCACTAACCAGGTTTTCCACGACATGCTCGGAGTCTTCAGCGACAAGTACAACGAGCTGCAACGCGATATTTCGAACATCGCGCTTGCACAGTCTGCTGCGATTGCGAACCAGAATGAATGTTGCTGCAACACTCTGCGCGCAATCGACGGAGTAAACTATAACGCCGCGATGAACACGGCATCCATCAACGCCAACACCACGGAGCAGGTGCAGCGCATCCTCGATGCGATCACCGGCAACCGTATGACCGACATGCAGAACCAGATCAACCGCCTGGAGCTCGCCAACGCGCTCGAAGGCGTCGTCCGCTATCCGAACGGCTTCATGTACAACGCCGGTTCGAATCCGTTCTGCGGGTGTGGCAACGCAGCGGGTTGCTGCAACATTTAAGATCAACTGAGATCGCGGGATGAGCGCACGGCATCCTGCACCGATATTTAAGGAGATCATATGGCCAAGCGGGCAACGAAAGAACCTAAGAAGAAGGCTGCCGAGAAGGTGGAAGAACCCATTTTCGAAGAGGTCGTCGAAGAAGAGGTCCAGGAAATCCCCGGTGGGGAAAACGATCAAGCCAAATACCGGGACGCGGCGTTCCAGCTGATCGCAGGCAATCTCGGAACTGGCGAGGTCTGGGTCGAGAAGGTGATGGCCATGGGCCTCGAGCCCGAGAAGGTCCTCGAAGCCCGCCTCGATATTCTCCTCGGGAGGAAAAAGTAAATGGATTCCCTGGAGATCACGTACGATTGCGGCGGGACGGAGATCGACTCGCTGCAGGATTCAATCGATATTTCACGATAATGTGCCATTACAGGCAAGGAAAGGCGGTAAGACATGTCTTGCAACTCTGCTATTTACACTGCTAACACCACCCCACAGGAACTACTCGGAAATGCGCAGATTCCCTTCGGTGCGATCGTTCGCCGTTTCGGCAGGTTCGCCAACCTTGATGGCTTCGGCATCACGCTCTGCGCGCCCGGATATTACAAATGCGACTGCTCGGCAACTCTGACCCCCGCCGCATCGGGGAACCTGTCCGTGCAGCTCTACGTCAATGGGGAGCCGTATCCTGGGGCCGTCGCGACCGGCTACGGTACGACGGGCAATCCAGTGAATCTGGCATTCCCAGCAATTGTCCGACTTAAAGGCTGTGCTGACAGCTCTGCCACGTTGGCCGTGCGCATCGGGGAATCCGGTGCTACCGTGAGCAACATGGCGTTCTCAGTGGAGAAGATCTAGAAAATGGGACAAGTCATATACCGTGGAAGCACGGCGACCATCACCATGAGGCCGCCGACCGGTCTATCGGTGTCCAGCATGGGTACGCCGAAGATCGTGATAACGCAGGAACTGGTATATCTGGAGCCGACTGTGACCGTGCAGTCGGCTTCGAATTCCATATCCTGCAAGTTAACGGAAGAGCAATCGCTGCAACTTGTGGCCGGGGCAGTTACGGAAGTGCAGCAGATGTGGAAGGACGGGAGCGGTAACATCACCCGTTTCCCAGTCCACAAGATTTCCGTGGAACGCTCGCTAGCGGAGGAATTCGATCCGGTCTATCCGCCCGACCCTGAGCCGGAGCCGGCTCTGAACATACGCATGATAACGGAGACGGACGAACCGGATATTCAACAAGACGTGGATCCCCCGGACGAGGCTCCGGATGTAGATCCTGGAGTCGCGGAGGAGAGCGAAGAATGATATATGTAGGAAGAGATGATTCCAAAAATAGCATGTCGCATTACGGTGTCCTCGGAATGAAGTGGGGCGTGCGCCGTTACCAGAACAAAGACGGTTCTTACAAGAAAGGCGCCGAAGGTCGATATAACGACAAGATTACCAAAAAGAAGTCTGGCGGCATGAAAATACAGGGAATGGGCGATGTTCAAGGCGGTGGCACTGGAGCTGCAGCTCCCGTCAAAGATGTCGAGGAACTCGCAAAAGATGCCGAAGAAGTAGAAGATTGGGACGAAGTTAAAGACGATGGTAATTGCGAACAGTACATCATGGTACCTCCTGGCCCCGAAGCCTTGAAGATATTCAAAGCCGAAGACGGCAAAGCTTTCACCATTGCCAACGGCAAATATGTTTATGGTGACTCTCCGGAAGAGGTGTGGGACCAGGTTTTGACTCGTAAGAAGGATGGGTATACGATTTCTGTTGCAGAAGACGGCACATACAGTGTAACCGGAATCGATAAATATAATATGAAAATTGGCCGTGGAAAGACGGAAGCTGAGGCCCTTAAGAACGCCAAGATGTTGGCTGCGACAGAGGCTCATGATAAACGGAACAATAAGAACCATGAAGCTCAAGTCGCAACTAAGGCAGTAGAACGTCACAATAAATATTATAGCAAATAGGAGGTCGCCGTGTGGAAGTCTACTGATGAATCGGAAAGTCTGTCCCACTATGGCGTTCTAGGCATGAAGTGGGGCGTGAGGCACGATAAGCAGAAAGCTCTTGGCAAAGGCCTCAAGCAAATAAGCAAGGACCAAGCGAAAGCTCAGCGCAACCGCGAACGTGCGGCTAGCCTGCAAACTCGCACTGCGGGAACGGCGGGTGCTGTCAGGGCAACCCGTAAAGCTGCCAAATTCGAGCGCAGAGCTGCAAGGTTGGAATACAAAGCCGCCAAGAAATTGAGCCGTGGCAATTACGAGAAAGCCGTCGAGCTAAAAGGACGTGCCGCGAGATACAATTACAAGGCGTCCCGTCTTCGCGATAGAGCTGCTGGACGTATAGAACGCGTGGCTTCTCTTTCGCTGAAAGCCGCCAAGTTGGACAGCAAATCGCAACGCATGGCCGACGTCATCATGCAAAATTACTCGAAGAAGGAAATTTCCAAATTCAAGGATTCCGATATTCAGATCGGGCGTGACTACGTCATGCAACGTATGAAGAAGTAAGTCATCCCCCCTGTGTGAGAAACGCAGGGGGTTATATTTTTTCCGCGTCTTTCACATAGGCTTCTATGGAGTACTATAGAAAGGAGGAATCATGAGAAAGGCAGTAATCACTGGCGGTTTGGTTCTGTTGGGAGGAACCGTTGCGGCAGTCTTGGCTTTGGGAATGACAGCAGCCATATGCTCGGCGTTCGGGCAATTCATCGGCTGGTGCATTCTGCACGGCGGGTTTATCGTGGGGATGTCCCTCGGAATCATAGCCATGACCCTGCTCCTCAAGAGGTGCCAGGCATAGTAGTCCATGAGCGGAGATCGCAAGGTCTCCGCGTCTTTTCCGCGATATTCGCAGCGGTATTGATGGAAGGGCAACCGAGTAGAAAGGAGCGAACATGCAGTTGGTTGCACTCGATGCGAGGACGATCTCGGAGAATTTGGAGATCGTTAACGAGGAGCGGTTGAAGCTTTTCGGAGAACTGGATGATCACGATCCAGATTCCGAGGAGTACGAGGCCGTCATGACCCGGCTAATCGACTTGCAGAAGGTGGAGGAGTCGTTATCCAAGCAGGCACTTGACATAGAGCGTTTGAAACTCGAGCAGGATCGTCTGTATGTGGAAGCGGCGCCGAGGCCTTTAAGCAAAGACGCGTTAATTGGGGCAGCGGCTACGCTCGGCGGAATCATGCTGGTGATCGGCTATGAATTGTTCGGAGAGGGGATCGTGACCTCGAAGGCGTTCTCGTTGATCCCGAAGATCCGTCTTGGCTGAGAGGCGACGGACGGGCTCGCGGATTTCGCTGCGGGCCCTTCTTTTTTCTCCGCGATTTTCGCAGCGGGTAATATGGAGTACCTATCGAGAAAGGAGACAACATGGATGAGGTGAAAGGTTTCGCGAACGAAGTCGCCGAAAAAGCGAACGACTTCATCGGAGAGCACGCAGAAGCCGTCGGGGGAGTAGTGTATATGCTCACCCTGGTGGGATGCTGCATCATCGGATGGCGTTTGCAGAAAGCGGCTAACCGCGACTTGGCACGACAAATCCGGAAGGAACTTTGGCATTAGGAACTCGGAGCGGAGATCGCAAGGTCTCCGCGTTTTTCACAATTGATATTATGGAGTACCGTTGAAACGAAAGGAGTGTTAAATGGGAAAACTCAAAAGGCTTTGGCAGCAAACCACAATGAGCCCGAAATACGATTTCGTGGGAGCGGTCGTGAACGTGAAACATCGCGAAGAGTTTAGCGTAAACGAATTGCTGGATTTCATCGCCAGCAATTGGATGCGCATCAGCCCGGAGAAGAGGATCGCGTTCAAGACGCAGCTAACCGCCATCGAACTCGGCCTGGAAAAGATGCCAGAACCGGATGATTTACCCGAAGTACCACCGGTCAAGTGGTAAACGGGCTTCTCGGAGTCCACAAGGACTCCGATTTTTTCATTTACAAAACCCCAGGTCAGCGGATCGCTGTATTGCGTTCTAAGGTGCCGTTTTGATTCTGGACGATATATTATACCTCTTTTTCGCACATTTCACACGGGTTTTTATGGAGATAGGAGCCGAGAAAGAAAGGAGCAGAAATGGCAAGAGAGTTTTCGGCTGAGTATGAGCGTATGATCGACGAAGGTGTTCTGGGCGATGATGTCCCTCCGGTTTGGGAGTATATCATCGATCGGATCATCGATGCGCAAGAGGCGCTCGACGAAGCAAGAGAATATCTGTTCGCGCATTTCAACCGAGCGAACGGCTGATATTTCTAAGCGTAGCCTTGACTAGCACAAAGGCTACGCGTTTTTCACAAACCCTTTTACGGAGTACCAATCCGAGAAAGGAGTTAAAGTGGAGATGAAGTTGACGACTCCGTTGGACAAGATGGTCCCGGCCTGTCCGAAGGATAGGATTCGTAAGATTGTCTGCCACGATGTCGTGAAGGCAACCGATGTGAAGGAAGCTCTAGACAAGATGGGTGCGGATTATACGACCCAACGAGTAAAGAATAAGCCTGAGTATTGGGTTGTCCTTTGCGACGTAGATAGGCAGACCTTCTACGATCTGTATACTGGACTTGTCACGACCGACTGATCTCAACGGAACGAGGAGCTCGTATTACACGGGCTCCTTTCTTTTTTCGCATGTTTCACATACCATATTATAGGAAGTGTGAATCGAGAAAGGAGACGAAATGAACGACATGACCATCAGCGTATTCACAGCTAATGATATCCGAGTGCTCGAGGCGCTTGTGGCGAGAGAGCGGCTTTCATATTCCATTCTGTTTGAATGGGCAGAAGAGCCGGAACCGTTATATTCAATCATAGTGCACGGGCAGACGGGCCATATCCAAAGAGTTTTGGATGCACTGGATGCAATCGGGATATTCTATCAGATACCTGTATGATCGCGAAAAACACACATCCTTATATGGAGGGCCAGTACGTGTGGTTTTTGTATATCACACGTACTGGATATTTTTTTCGGATTGAGGAAAGGATGTCAATGAAAAGGAGGAAATGGACATGGTGGCACGTCGAGGTGGCTTTTGTAGCCGCCGGAGCTGTATACGGCATGGGCATCGTGCTGGCTTTCCTATCGATGGGGGCTCAGGCGATATTCTGCATTGCAGTATACAGCGCATTGGCGGTGATCCTAGGTATTGCGATTGGATGGTCGGCTGGAACTATGAGCGGGAGGAGAGCAAGATGACTGATATTTCCATCGTATGCGTAACATTGGTGGTTTCTGGAAACGTGAAACCGATTCTCGAATATCTGCTGAACGATAATTTCATCTGGGACGTTTCCTTTTCGGAAAGTGCCAAGGATGATGCCTGCGCCGTAGATTTCTGCGCCAGGCCCGGTGCGGCAAAGATATTTGGCAGGATGTTGCTCGATCTTGATGATGTAACCATTTGGAACATCCGAGTCGATGCGATGTAGTGGTGTGCGCCCGTAGCTCAACGGCTGAGCAGGCGACTCATAATCGCTTGGTTGGGGGTTCGAGTCCCTCCGGGCGCACCAGAAGGAACTGATGATGAGAAAGTCATATTTCAGGCAAGGGAGGAGCAAGAAGATGAAACCGATGAGTGTTGAGGAATACGCCGTGTTGGCGAAAGGAGGAAGAAGCGAGAGCTTCGCATACAAGGCGATCAAGCTGATACGTGAGTTCGTGGAGAGCGGCTATGAGGTCGCCGAGCTCGAACCGGCCGATTTCGGGCTGCAACAATTCACGAAGACGCAGCCGAACTACCTGCGCGATGTCATCAAGCAGCAAGTGCTCGCGTTGAAACTCGAGCAGATAGTCTGCTGCGAAACTCATTCGGGCAAGCTAATGCTCGTCCGTGTTGATATTTAGGGAGGCTTGAATGATCAAATACTTGAGCAAGCCTGGCTTCTATCGTTTTGAAAACGTAGAAAACAAAGAAACAGAATATTCAGACGGATGGACTGTCGATTGTCATCTCCAAAATCACCTCATCGTGAGGGTCGTCTTGAATGACACCAATCTTGGTAGCAATCATCCGACGGCCATGAAACCGTTCCGAGTCGAGATGCTTGCATTCATGCTAAATGTACGATCACTCGACGAAGTGATGGTTGACGATTTCGGAAACGTGCGAACCGATTTGATCCAGATGACCAAGACGCGGTTGGATTTCGAGGAAGTTGCATATTTTGTGGAGGAAGTAGAGTCGTTGGATACGTCTCACTTGCATTATGGTAAAAAGGAGAACAAATGAAACATGCCGCACAGAAAAAAACCCCGGGGAGAATTTGGCACGAAGAAGCTGTGAGGAATCGCAGACGTGATGCGATTGGCTTGGTGGTAACAATCGTCGTTATATTTGCCGGTTTGATAGTTGCCGGTATATTATATGGAAATTGGGCCCACGAGAAAGCTCTTGCCGAAGAAGCCAAGGCTGAAGAAGCACGGCTTGCGCAGATCGCCGAGGATCTCCGGATATTCCGCGATACGGAACAGCACGAGGCCCAGAAGAGGAATTGGGCTTTGGTGAAGATGAACATCGACGCGTTCAAGGAGGAGCAGCGCATCGCAGAGGAAATGGCTGCGGCAGAAGCGCAGCAACAGGCCGAGGCGGAATACTATTACTATGAGCCGGTATATTATTCGGCCCCATATGATACCAGCGATGGCATCTCGGCAGCCGAGTTCCAGTGGATGGGAGTCGTCGAGGAGGACGGCGTTCGCTACACGTGGTACAGCCAGAACGTGTTGCCGGGCGGCGGTCTCGACGAGCTCAACGCCAACGGACGTCACGTCGAAGGTGGTTTCGTAGTGGATGGCGATGGATATATTGCCGTCGCTTCTAGCGACTACGCGATGGGCACCGTGGTGGACACGCCGTTCGGCGAGGCTAAAGTCTATGACACGGGATGCGCGTCAGGGACCATAGACGTGTACACGAACTTCTAAGGTGGTGGGCGAATGAGTAAGATGCTGAAAATCAGCGGTGCATGGGACGTATGGGACGACGAGAAATTTGAGCCGTTCGAGATGTGGCTGAACGTCGATAGCGTCATCGCCCTGATGCCAGACCATAACGTAATCGTGATGGGCGGCGACGGTGCGCAGTTCACCTGTACGCTCGAGAGTTTCGAGCGAGTCTGCAAGGTGATGGAGGTGGGCGAATGAGCGAAAACGCCTTGAGCTGCTCTCGTTATGTCGAGAGCTTCCTGCCACCACCGTTGTTGGATAAAGTCGTGCTAAGCACTCAACATAGCGTGGTAGACGCATTCTTGGGGGAAATCGAGTACGGCAAAGATTATATTGTGAGCACCGAGCTCGTCAAGGAAAACTGGGCCGATGGATTCGGCATGAAGTACACATATTTTCTCAAATTCGACGAAATAGTGCGGTGCAAAGATTGTCGATATTATGAAGTCGACGGCTGGGAGCAAGGCTGGTGCTGCCATGAGCAGTACTACGAGTTCGAGATGGATCCGGACGGATATTGCTCGCGGGGAGAGAAACACGATGAAGACTAAAATGTTCATGCGGGTTTGCCAGGACGCATTGGCCGATGATTTGGGCTGTGGGGATTGTACCATGCGGGAAGAATGGAGAACGGCTGCCATACAGAAACCCGAAGAATGTCGTCTTGACAACAGGAACATATTCTGCCCCATATACGGCGAGATGCCATATAAATGGGATAAACTATATAAAAAATACCACTATACTTTGGTGGACATAGCAGAGGAGTGATATGGAACTGAAGGCACTGTATATTGGAACGGACGACGACGTACGGCTTTTGGAACACGGACGACATTACATGATTCGCAAACGTGTTTACAAGAACGGCCATGTCAGCATCAACGTGCTGGATATTCCGGGATTGAATGTGCGCTACACCAGTGAGAAAGCCTACAACCGCGAGTGGAGGGAGGAGTGATGATCGAATTTGACCCGGTGGAAAACCCGAAACACTATGCCGCAGGCCCGCTCGAATGCATCGATTGGATTCGGGCGGAGCTTTCCCCAGAGGAATTCCGCGGATATTTGAAGGGAAACGTCTACAAATACCTGTGGCGGTATCAGGACAAGGGGAAACCCGTGCAAGATCTCAAGAAGGCGCAGTGGTATCTCGATCGATTCACGAAGGAAGTGGCCCGTGATCAAGTCGAAGAGGAACCGCATCTCGCGGAAAAGCTGGTGACGGCCATGGAAGATCGCTTGGCGTCGGAGAAGGATATTCTGGAGGGTGGTTCCTATGTCTGATGGAAAGGTCGATCTTGTGTCGTTTGCCGCCGTATATTCTGCCGGCTACGACGACGGGTTCAAATCCGGCTTGGGATTCACGGACGACGGCGGCCGCATAAATGAGCTCAACGCGAGGATCTCCGATCTCGAGCAGAGAATCGAGGCGTTGCAGCGGAAGATCAGTTCATATTCCATCGTAATGCCGCCGAACGAGCGCTGGTGATCCGCGAAAATTGCAGCGGGTAATATGGAGTACCATTCCATAGATTGAAAGGAGACAACATGGATGAGGAACTCGTCGAGATCAAGATTGAAAAGAAGGAGACTTTCGCCGACAAGGTGAAGGCCAAGGCTCGCGATTTCAAGGAGAAGCACGAGCATCTCATCAACAACGTCAAGAACGTTGCGAAGATCGGTGGCGGAATCGCCATCGGCTTTGCCGGCAAGACGTTGGTTGACAAGGTGAAGGCGGCTGATCTTTCGGAACCGACCGAGGACAACACCGACGGCGACATCCCGTTCGATTCGGATGATCCGACGGAAGAAATCTAAGTATCCGAAATTTATCGGGTACTCCGAAGCGCAGAGTCCGCAAGGGCTCTACGCTTTTTCCCTAGCGGAAATCACACGTCTCTTAATAGGAAGACGAAAGGAGGCCGTGTGAAGGATATTGTAAAATTATTCCTTGGCGGGCTGTTCGCCGTGATGCTGGTCAGCATCTTGGTCGATCCCGTCAAGGAGTGGATCAAGAGCAGGACACGGAAGGAGTAAGTCTTCTGAAATGGAGCAGTTCCAATCACAGGGGCTGCTCTGTTTTCAAGTACTCGAAAGGGAAAGGAGCGAGAATGGACGTGGATGTTTCGAAGATTCGAAAGGCGATATGCAATGCCTCTAAGATCTTCGAGCCGGCAAGCAGGAAATTGGTCGAGCATTCGCCAGAGGTGTTGATGGCAGCAGGTACCGTTGGGTTTGTGGCGACTTGCGTCAGCGTTGCCAAGGCTACACCGAAAGCGAAGGAAACGTATGAACGGTACAAAGGAATGGATGCAATTGATATTTTCATGGAAGTTGCGCCGTTCTATGCTCCATCAGCTGCATTAGGAGCTTTGAGCTTGACCTGTTTCTTTGGAAGCAATCATATTCTCGACGGAAGACGAGCAGCGGCGGCAGCTGCATATTCGTTAACAGAACGGGCTTTGGCCAAGTACGAAGAGAAGATCATAGAGAAGTTGGGCGAAGAAGGCGCTGCGGATATTTCCAAGGAAGTCTCAGACGAACTGGCAAAAGATGACTGCTATGAATCTTCGCCTTTGACTTTTAACGGTTCAGTACCATTGGCACCGGGTGAGAAACTCTACAAGGATTGCGTCAGCGGACGCTTCTTCGCCGCGAAGCCGGAGACGGTCGCCAACGCCGAGGCGTCCATCAACCGCAGGTTGCCGAGCGAAGTGTCGATATCCTTGGATGAGTTCTACGCCGAACTTGGCATAGAGGACGATTCGGTGGTCAGTCTGGCGCTCGGATTCGAAGCAGGACGCTGTCCGCTGGATATTCACAAGACGGTCGTGCATCGTGGCACGCCCATCGAATACACTTACCTACATTACCACTTCGTGGTTGTGAACAGGGGATATTTGAACTATTAGAAAGGAGCTTTTGGAATGGAAGAAAAGAACGACGAGAAGATCGTGGTGGCATGCAAAATCGCCGGAATCATTGCTGGATATGGCGCGAACAAGGTTGTAATGGATATTTTCGACAGCACGCTCCCTCCTGTAGAAGGACGTTTTGACAAGATCGTGCGCTGGATTGGCGTCAAGGCCATTGCCGGAGCAGTAGCAGTCATGGCGGATAAGTATGCAAGGGATTTTGTTGTCGACACTGCTGTCTCTATCGATCTTGTTCGTAGCGCTTGGGACGAAACGAAATCCATTCTCGACGAGCACAAGGCTAAGGACGAAGCAGACAATGCGCGCAAGATTGATATTTCGAACGCCATGAACGACCTTGCCGATAAAATAGTCGAGATGGCCGAAACCTACGAAGAAGGCGACGAGCAAAACGATACCAAGGAGGAAATCTTCGATGGCGGAAAGAACATTGCCGGAGAATCTGACTCCGAATAGCGAAACATACAAACAACATCGTCGAGAATTGGAGCAACGTTCTAAAGAACGCGATGCCAAAAAGGAAAGGGCTTTCTTCAAGGAATCGGCCCAGGATGTCGGCCGGTTCATCGTGTGGGACGTTCTCATTCCGGCGTTCAAAGATCTCATATCCGACATCGTGAAGAAAGGCATCGACGCTTTCTTGTTCGGAGAGGAATCGGCAAACAGAAGTCAAGATAAGAAGAAACTAGACAACCCAAGTTATATTCAATACGGAAATTATTCGAAATACCGTGACAGAGACCGCAGAAACGATAGAAATCGCCATGGAGATCAATGGTTTATCCGAGGACACGGAAAACAAGTTGAAGACCCATGGTTTGCCAGCGAATCGAAGGCGCTGGACGTACGTGACCAAATGGTCGAGATAATTGCAAGATATGACATGGCTTTCGTGGCAGATCTTTATGATATCATGGACGAACCAGCTCTTCATACCGATTACAAATTCGGATGGTATGAGTTCGGGGACGCGACTGTAAGACGAGTCCGCGATGGTTTTGTCATAGATTTGCCAAGAGTAAGAGAAATGGAGGAATAGTATGAAAGTGCCGGATGCTCTGAAGCCGGTGTTCGCCAAAGCAGTAAAGAATTCGCCGCATATTTTGCTGGGTGTGGGCGCGGCCATGGTCGTAGGCGGAACCGTTCTAGCTTGCAAAGCTACTTTGAAAACTGAAGAAATCCTGTTCGAAAAGGAAGAAGCGGAAGGCGCTGCGGCTCTCGAATATTCTAGCGAAGAGGAATTCGAGGAAAAACGTCGCAACATCATGGCCAACACGGCGATAAAAGTCGCTGAAGCATATGCTCCTGCTATTGCAGTCGAAGTTGGCGGTCTCGGATTGATATTTGCGAGTCATAAGATTCTGGCCGGACGTTTTGCAGCAGCTAGCGCGGCCTATGCGGCGGTGGACACGGCATTCAAGAAGTATCGCGAACGCGTTATCGCCGAAGAAGGCGAGGATGCTGATCATGGATATTTGTATGGTGTCAAGAAGGAAGTTGTCGAAACAACGGAACTCACCAAGACCGGCAAAGAGCGTAAGAAGACAGAGAAAATCGAGTTCATCGACCCAGAGGAGCTGTCGCTCTATGCGCGGATATTCGATGACGGCAATCTCAACTGGACGAACGACCCCGTGTACAACCTGTCGTTCCTGAGGGACGTGCAGAATGTCGCGAACCGCCTGTACGAGCAGCAGGGTTTTCTCTTGCTGAACGACGTCTACAAGATGCTCGGATTTCCTGCTACCAGCTACGGATGCATCGTGGGATGGTACAAGGGCATCGGAGACGATATCATCGACTTCGGCATCTATGATGCGAGGAATGCCAGGGCGAGGGATTTCGTCAACGGCTGCGAGAAGGTCGTTTGGCTGGACTTCAACGTGGATGGCATCATCTACGACATGATCTGAATGGAAGGATTCCTCGGTGGATATTCCGAGGAATCCGAATACTGGAACGTTATGAGAGGAGTCTACGATGGATGAGCTGGAGAGACCAGAACTGGTCATCCCAAAGGATATTCTCGTGAAGGTCGGAATCGGTGCCGTCTGCATCGGGCTGGCAGTCGTGGTAGGGAAGCTGCTATATGACAAGTTCGGCAAGGAGGATACGGACGAATCCGTGGATATTCTCGACGGTCCTGATGTCCTCGAGGGGAAGACTGTCTACATCGGTGGGCAAAAGTTGACTGGCATAATGCCAAAACCTGAAAACGATGAAACTCACAAAGTTGTGATGGGTTTGGGCAAGCCGCCTTTGGAAAAGATGGCGTACGAGAAGATAGCAGCGGCATACATGGAAGAGCAGCCAGGGCAAGAACGTTTTGGTGTCCCATTCGAAGAAAAAGAGGAAGAGGTTGAGATGGAACCGGAAGAAAAGCCAGCGGACGATGGAATCGACAACGGGCGTTTCGACCACGGGCCTGGGGTGAAGAAGCCGGAAGGTTATGAAACCAGAGTCGGAACATATTTCGTGGTGGACGGAATTCTGGCCGGTTTCAACGATGATCTATTCGACGTCAATGCTCCAGATTATATCGGAGAAGAGGCTACGGCCGTGTTGTCTGATATGAATCGCAGATCTGATTCGGCATATTATGTTGTAGACAGGGATCGAGAACTGTGGTACGAAATTCTCATTAACCGTCTTGACAGTTACGAAGAAGGATATATTGAATGGATCAACGATGGGCGTAGAAAGATAAGCTGAGAGGTACGATATGACAGAATGGGCTGATTCGCTAAACATAGAGAATTTCTCGAACGCATATCGGAATTGGCTCATGGACAAGATGGGTGGAGAAGATTATCGAATTCTCTTCGACATCCTTTATGATACCAGGTTTTACTGGGTCCTGCCAAGAGATAGCAACCGCGCGGATAAAGGTCGTTACCTCAGGGTAACGTTTTCCAACGAAAGCGGTTTGGAGTATGAAGAGGAATTTTCCGAATGGCCTTGCAGCATGCTCGAAATGCTGGTAGGTTTGGCTTTTTCGATAGAGACGATAATGTACGACCCAGATGAAGGCGACAGGAGCCAAGAGTGGTTTTGGATGATGGTCGGAAATCTTGGCCTGGATATTTTCGACGATAGGACAATACTGGAAAATGGATCGGCTGCGTTGTCGTTCATAGACGATACCTGCCGAACTTTCATGGACCGGTCATATTGTTTCAACGGGATTGGAGGATTATTCCCGTTGCCAAACACCAACGAAGACCAGAGAAAAGTAGAACTTTGGTATCAAGCCAACGCATATCTCGAAAATTGCATGTAGCGAGTGTGGAGATAATGTGAATTAAATGTGGAGATTTTATGGAGAAATGTTCGTTTTTCTTCATATTTTGTAGTCAGTTTTTGCATTGAAAACTGACTACAAAGTGGCACGCTTGACTACAAAGTGGCACAAAAACTTGAAAAAGTTTACGTACGTAAACTTTTTGTTGATATTTCTGCAACAAATGTGCCATTTTTGTAGTCATCTGTGTCGCCATGGTGTCGGTTTTGTGCCACCCATATTTGGGGTTTGACCTGGGGTTGTGTCACATTACCACCTTTTCTGTTTAGTTAATCTATAAAGTATAAAAATAATATAATATATAATATAGTATAAAACGAGCAGAAAAAGTGACACACTGACTACAAAAGTTTCTATATTTATGGCTGGCTACATATTTGGCTACAAAAGTGGTAAATTTATAAAAAACTAAAAGGGGTGCCAAATGTGCTAGATTTTGTTCAAATAAGAAGCTCCACCCGTGTATCCGGAAAAAAAGGCGGGGAAGCTTCTACAACCATATATCCCGAATTCATCGTCAAGAAAAGCGAAGACTTGATGATAAGAGGCGGTTCTTTCTACGCTGTTTGGGACGAAGAAAACGGTTTTTGGAGCAAGGATCCAGGACGGGTAGCTTCTATAGTCGACGAAGCCATGAAAGAACGTGCTTCCGAGTTCTACGACGGGGCAAACCTGGATATTCGCTGGATGAGAGATTTCTCCACAAAGAAATGGAGCGAGTTTCTGTCCTACTGCAATTCTCTTCCGGATTCTTATCAAGAGCTGGATTGCCGAATCATATTTTACGATGATGAGGTTTCCAAAGATGATTATGCGACTAAAAAACTTCCATATCCTTTGAAGCCTGGAAACAAAGACGCTTACGAAGAATTGGTATCTGTTCTATACGATCCTGTCGAACGTCAGAAGATAGAATGGGCCATAGGTTCTGTTATATCTGGCGACAGCAAGCGCTTGCAGAAATTTCTAGTTTTGTACGGTGCAGCGGGAACTGGAAAATCTACAATGCTGAACATCATACAAATGCTGTTCGAAGGATATTACAACGTTTTCGAAGCACGGGCTTTGACGACATTTTCCAATAATTTTGCGATGGAAATGTTTCGCGATAACCCGTTAGTATCGATACAACATGACGGCGATTTGTCTCGAATAGAAGACAACACCAAGTTGAACAGTATCGTGTCGCATGAAGAAATGGTCGTAAATGAGAAACGCAAGACTCAATATACCACATATTTTCGCACCTTTTTGTTTATGGGGACTAACAAACCTGTAAAGATAACGGATGCGAAAGCTGGTATAGTCAGAAGACTTATTGACGTATCTCCTTCTGGCCGGACGGTTCCATTTGACAGATATTTAGTGTTAATGGCTCAGGTGAAATTTGAACTGGGGGCTATAGCGAGCCATTGCCTGGATATTTACGAAAGTCTTGGGATGGATGCTTACAACAGTTACCGACCGTTGGCCATGCTGGGAGCCACAAATGATTTCTACAATTTTGTAGAAGATCATTACGATGAATTTTCTTCGTCAGATGTCATATCTTTGGCAGAAGCTTGGGCTATGTATAGAACGTGGTGTGATGATACAGCAGTCAAATATCCTATGTCTCAGAGAAACTTCAAGGAAGAATTGAAGTCATATTTTGGGAAGTTCAACCCAAGGCTTCGCAGCGGAGACAAATTCAGGAGAAACGTCTATAGCGTATTTCTCAAAGACAAGTTCTCATATGGATCTCTGGCTTCTGTGAAAGATGCAACGCCAGCGCGTCCTCGTTTGCTGGAATTGAATGGCAGACGTTCAGCTTTCGATATCGAATGCGCCAATTGTTTGGCCCAATTGGCGAACGAATCCGGAACGCCGTCTAAAAGATGGGCCAATGTTACGACGAAGCTCATGGATATTGACACGAGCAAGCTTCATTATGTGAAAGTACCGGATAATCATATAGTGATAGACTTCGATTTAAAAGACGGGAATGGAGAGAAGTCTTTAGAGCTCAATCTCGAAGCTGCATCCAAATGGCCAGATACATATTCGGAATTGAGTAAAAGCGGAAAAGGTTTACATCTTCATTATATTTACGATGGAGATCCATCTGAATTGTCGCCATCATATTCCGATGGAATAGAGGTGAAGGTGTTCACCGGAAATGGGTCGTTACGGAGGAAGCTTACCCGTTTCAACGACAAACCGATTGCTACTTTAAGTTCTGGTTTGCCGAAAAAGAAGAAAGGAGGAAAAAAAGTGATAAGTTTTGAGGGTTTTAAAAACGAAAAAGCTCTTAGAACTTTGTTGGAAAAAAATCTTCGGAAAGAAATTCATCCTGGCACAAAACCGAGTATAGATTTCATGGCTAAAATACTCGACGAAGCATATTCTTCCGGAATGCATTATGATGTATCTGATATGAGACCCGCTATTATGGCTTTCGCCAATAATAGTACGAATCATTCTGTTTATTGTCTGAAAGTTGTGAATGGAATGAAATTTCATTCAGAAGAACCTGATTCTGGAGAGACATGGCCTGATACAGGATTGATATTTTATGATGTCGAAGTATTCCCGAATCTTTTCGTAGTTGTCTATAAGTTAGAAGGAAAAGATTCCCAACCAGTAAAATTGATCAATCCCGGTCCTGGTGAAATAGAAGATTTTCTCAGAAACAAACTCGTTGGATTCAATTGTCGAAGATATGACAATCATATTCTGTATGCACGATTGATGGGATATAATAACTATCAGTTGTTCGAATTCTCCAAGCGTATAATTGACGGCTCTCCGAATGCAATGTTCAGAGAAGCATACAATCTCTCATATGCCGATGTCTATGATTTTTGCAGCAAGAAGCAGAGCCTGAAGAAGTGGGAGATAGAACTTGGCATTCATCATCAAGAACTCGGTTTGCACTGGAACGAGCCGGTTCCTGAAAATCTCTGGGAGAAAGTTGCAGATTATTGCGTTAACGATGTTCTCGCAACAGAGGCGACTTTCAATGCGCGAATAGACGATTTTCATGCACGAGAAATGCTCGCTGCGTTGTCTGGTCTCAAGATAAACGACACGACTCGCATGCATTGCACGAAGATAATATTCGGTTCTGATAGGACGCCTCAGACTAAATTCGTGTACACCGATTTGAGCGAGATATTCCCTGGATATTCTTTCTCGAATGGAAAAAGTCTTTATCGTGGCGAAGAAGTCGGCGAAGGTGGATACGTTTACGCAGAGCCCGGATATTATAAGAACGTTGCTTTATTGGACATCGCATCGATGCATCCTCATAGTATTCTTGCGTTGAACTTATTTGGCGACGAGTACACGGCAAAGTTCCGCGATCTTCTAGATGCTAGGATGGCTATCAAGCATCATGATTATGATACGGCATCAAAAATGCTCGGCGGAAAATTAGCTCCATATTTGGGCAATCCGGAAGATGCCGATAAGTTGGCTTATGCCTTGAAAATCGTCATCAATTCCATTTATGGATTCACGGCAGCACGGTTTGATTGCGAGTTCAAAGATCCAAGAAACATAGATAATATAGTTGCGAAACGAGGTGCACTATTTATGGTGGATCTCAAGCATGCTGTTCAAGAACGTGGATATTCTGTAATTCACATCAAAACCGATTCCATAAAGATTCCTAATGCCGATGCTGAAATCATAGAGTTCGTGCAGGAGTTCGGCAAGAAGTATGGATATTCTTTCGAACATGAAGCAACATACTCCAAGATTTGCTTGGTGAACGATGCTGTGTACATCGCGAAGAAAGAGAACGGCGATTGGACGGCCACAGGAACACAGTTTGCGGTTCCTTATATTTTCAAGACAATGTTCTCACACGAAGATCTCGAATTCAAAGATTTCTGTGAGACGAAGACGGTTACTGGTTCTTCGTCTTTATATTTGGATATGAACGAGACTTTGCCTGAAGGGGAACATGACTACCACTTTGTAGGAAAAGCCGGCTCGTTCTGCCCGATTCGTCCTGGTTATGGTGGCGGTATATTGTATCGTGAGAAAGATGGGAAGTACTATGCCGCCGCTGGGACGAAAGGATACCGGTGGCTCGAATCAGAGACAGTAGAAAATCTCTATATGCACGAT